TGCCCTGCAACCAGCCGATGAAGAGCTGGAGGGCGGGGAAGAAGAAGGTGGTGAAGGCTTGTGCGAATGGACAAGAGAGGATCGTCCATTTCGGTGATAGCTCGATGAAGGACTTTACCCAGCACCGCTCCAAGGAGCGCCGTAAGTCCTATTGCGCTAGGTCCGGTGGGATTAAGGGTGGGGAAGGCAAGCTCTCTGCCAACTACTGGGCGCGTAAGGTGCTTTGGTCCTGTTAATCCTATGAAGAAATCATCCGGTTGTAAGCATCGCAAAGGTCACGAAAAGAACGAGTCCAAGAAGGAGCGTATGATGGAATACGGCTCTATGAAGACTCGTAATTACGGTACTTCCCGCAAGAAGCGGTAATTATGCCCCTCACCAAGAAGGGGAAGAAGATTATGGCCTCGATGCAGGCCGAGTACGGTAAGGAGAAGGGCCAGCGGGTGTTCTACGCTGCCGCCAATAAGGGCACGATTAAGGGTACGGATTTCAAGCGGAAGCGGCGGTAAGTGGTAGGATAGGTGTATGCCTGTCCTGTCCACAGTTGGTGCTGCCTCTTTGCGGGCGTTTGGGGCCTTCCGTGCTGGAGGGCTCTCCCCGTTTATCGTAGCTACTGGCGGGACGGTTTACGTTGATCCGACTGACGCGGACTACAAGATTCACGAGTTTACTTCTAGCTCGTCGTTCTTCATTGCTTCGTGCCCTGCCTCGGCAACCTTAGAGGCGTTTTTGGTGGGCGGTGGCGGTGCCGGTCTTTATGGCGGTGGTGGAGCTGGTGGTATGGTCTATGAGGCAAGTCACCTTGTGTCGGTTGGCACGTATGGTGTCACGATTGGCTCTGGCGGCACTTCCGGTGCAAGCGGTGGCGACTCCATCTTTTCATCCCTCGTCGCATTAGGAGGTGGATCGCCCAACACCGCTGGCGGCAGCGGCGGTGGTGGTGTGGATAATAACGGCGGTGCCGGGCTTCAGCCCACTAGCTCCACGGGCGGATATGGGAGTGAGGGCGGGAACTGGACTAGCTTTGGCAATGACGGCGGCGGTGGCGGTGCGGCCAATGCTGGATCGGTTCCTGACGGTGGCGATGGGCGCAATGCATTCATCCGCAATTCCTCCGGCGTGTTCGACCCATTCGCCAAGGGTGGGTATGGCAATTTAAACTCTACCTCGTCCCAATCTCCGAGTGTGGTTGCCAATAGCGGCAACGGCGGCTGGGGTGGCGGTTACAACGGGGTGTCCTTTGGCAGCGGTCAGGCTGGCATTGTCCGCCTGCGCTACAAGTTTCAATAATGGCACGCTATTCCAAGTTTGGGGCTCTCGACTCGGCCATTGTTGACGATGGCGACGTAGGCTTTACGCGGGTCAATAACCGTCTCCGTCCTGACCAATTAAAGGGCGGGGAGGTCTATTCCAGCTCCAATGGGCGGATGGACATCGAGGGGGCTTGGCAGACCCGTAAGGGGCTGGAGAGCTTCGGTCCTACCCTTACTGCCAATACGGAGTCCATCCGGCTTACGTCCCCCGCTGTCTGGTATTTGTACGCTACGGCCAGCATCTCCTCGGCTAGCCGATCAGGAACCACCGTAACGGTTAATACGGCTACGAATGCCTTCGTCACCAGCACATTGGTGAACATTGCTGGCGTTAGCGGAACTGTGGACCCCACGGGCAATCGGGTGATTACGGTCGTTAGCACCACCCAATTCACCTTCACCATCCCCGGAGCTACGGGGAGTGAGACCTACACCGTCAGTTCTGGGGTGGCAGGTCCGGCCAAGCTCACGGCTACAGCTACGACCGGCGTTTACGGATCTTGCCTCTTCTCCGACCCTTCCAGCCAGAACGCCAACTACATCATCCGGGCCACCAATCAGAACGCCATTGCTACCCCTGCTAGTGGCGGGGCTTCGGTCACGATCTCCTATCCGGCTGGCGTATCCATCTCCTCAACTGTCGAACTCCTGCAATGCTTCGACAAGGTGCTGATGTTCCGCGAGGGGGAGACGGCTTTGGAATGGAACGGAGACCTTTCGGGCAGTCCGGCCTTCACGGCGGTGGCTAGTGGGTTGTATACGCAGCCCGTATACTTCGATGCGGCAGCCAACGCTACCATTACGGATGGCGTAGTCACTATCACGGCCACCTCTCACGGGCTGTCGGTGGGCGACACGGTGTACGTCATCGACCGAGCTTCCTCCGAGCTTCAGGAGGGGGACTTCCCGTACACGGTGAGCGATGTACCTACGGCCAACAGCTTCAAGTTCCTTGGGCAGGTGCCGGACATTGCCTCGGATCGGATCGTGGTCTCTAAGAAGATCAGTTCGGGGAAGGGCTTCATCTATATGCCCGCGCCGGGATGGGGCTACTACCATCAACGCCGTCTGTGGGTGCCTTACTGGTATGAACCGGGTTCTGGGTCTTATACTGACAGGAATGTCAGGGATGAGATCATTGCCTCCGACATTCTGGATAGCGACACCTACGACCGCATCCAGAACCAGTATCGGATTACGGCTGGTGTGGCTGACAACGTAGTTGGCCTCCAAGCCTTCTCTGAGGACAACCTCCTCGTCTTTAACCGCAATTCCATCCATCTGGTGAGGGGAATCAGCGGGTCGGTGGCCGACACGGCTGTTCAGATGATTACGTCTGAGGTCGGATGTGTGGCCCGCCGGTCCATCCTCCAGATCGGGAATCAGGTTCTGTTCCTCTCCGACAATGGGGTATACGCTGCGGCCTTTGGTGACCTTTATAACCTAAGAGGTGCAGGCGTACCTTTGTCGGAGCCTATTGCGGCTACGATTCAGCGGATTAACAAGGACTACGCGGATAGGGCGGTAGCGGCCTACTTCAACAACCGCTACTACCTCGCGGTTCCTTTGGATGCGTCCACGACCAATAACGCTATCCTCATCTACAACTTCCTAAACCAAGGCTGGGAGTCGCTGGATACGACGGGGCAGACCGGATGGGAGATCGACAACTTCATCGTCGCGGACAATAGTGGGTTAGCCTCCCTGTACACCATCAGTCCTAGTGGGTCGATTCACGAGATTGACGCCCGTGAAGATGGGAATGACAATCTGTCCCTATTTGCCGGGATTAACCCCGCCATCTACCCCATCTCCAGCAGCGTCACCACCCGGCAATACGCCTACGGGGTGATGGACCGCAAGAAGTTCAATTCCTATGAGTTCCATATTGAAAGCTCTGCTTCGGAGTCATCGAACGCGACGTTCTCGGCGGAGGTGGAGAATCCCGATGCCATTGTTGATCTTGGCACTCTCTCAAGCCTCCTTGGCTCCAATCTGGCGGTAGCCGAAGATGCGTCGCTGCGTGGTAGAATTGGAAACAAGCGCGGCTATGGCATCCAGATGACGGTGGCCCCTACCAATGGGCGACCGAAGTTGAGGGCCGTAAAGGTGCAGGCGATGATCACCGACCCAACTATCTCTCAAGCCTCCTAATATGCCTGTCCTTTCCAAAGGCACCACTTTTGCCACGGGCGATGCCCCTACGGCTACCACCTTGAACAACTTGGTGGATAATGCCACATTTGCGTCCGGGGCGGTGGATGGAGCGACCACCCAGCTTTCGGGTGGTGCGGTGATTGTGAAGGACGGTGGTATTACCGCTGCCAAGCTGTCTACCGGAGGCCCTACTTGGACCTCTGGAGGGGCTCTGACGGCTACTTCAATCCAAAGCACCCCTATTGGCTCTTCTACGGCCTCTTCCGGGGCGTTTACGACCCTTTCGGCGTCTGGCACTACCTCCATCTACGAAGTGCTGGAAAAGGCTTCTATTGCGGCTACTTCGCTTACGGGGACCGTTAACTACGACGCCCTTGCCGGGGCGGTCCTGTATTGCACCTCAAATGCATCTGGGAACTGGACGCTGAACGTCCGTGGGGATAGCGGAAACACCCTGAACAGCGTGATGGCGACTGGGGACAGCTTGAGTTTGGCTATTCTGGTCACTCAGGGGTCAACGGCTTACTATCAGTCGGGTTTTCAGATTGATGGAACTGGCGTGACCCCGAAGTGGGCGGGCGGTACGGCTCCGACTGCGGGCAATGCGTCTAGTGTGGACGCTTACACGATCACCATCTTCAAGACGGGAAGTGCAACCTTCACCGTCTTCGCAAGCCAAACCAAGTTTGCCTAACGCCATTGAGCGTGCGCTGGCCCTCTATGGGCCGGATTTTGCCAACGTACACGGGTTCTATTCCCAGTACGGATATTGTTACTCTGAGCCGGAAGCGTTAGTTCTCTTCCGTCCGTGCTTACGGGAAAGGTTTTGGGAGATCAATCCAGCCAGCCCTGACTGTTGGTGGGTTGAGTTGGCGATAGGGGCGAAAGCACCAGCCATCTTTGCTAGAATCCTCCCGTGGTCACTACCTTACGTTGGCTGGCAACGCGGGGCTAGGAACGACCTAAAACCTCGCTTCTTCCCTTTCAACAAAGCCAAAGCACTCTATGAGCTTCAAGGTAGGTTCCCCTCCCCCTGCGC